CCAGAAAGCCCAGCGCATCCGCAGCGCCTTTAATCGCTACGCCGAGTGCTGCGCCCAAGTCGGCAGCCGCTTGGAGAACGGCAGGGTCTTTCAAGGTTGTCGTCAGGCCGCGCAGACCCTCCGTAATCCCTTCTAGAAAGCCATTGGCTGCAATCTGCCGTTCAATTTCCAGTACACTATTGTTGAAACGGTTCAGCTCCGCACGGGCGGATTTGGAGGCCACCGCCACCCCATCTGAGAATGTCCGTTGGATTTCATCAGCAAAGCGGGGCAGGAATTCATCGGCAATCAGCTGGCCTTGCTCCAGCATTTTGTCCAGCTCCATGGTGGTGATGCCCATCCCACGGGCGGCCAATTGGAATGCACCATATAGCCGTTCGCCCAGTTGCCCGCGCAATTCTTCCGCTTGCACCTTGCCCTTGGACATGATTTGCCCAATCGCCCTGAGTGCGCCAGAGGTCTGGTCGGCAGACAGCTGCAGCACAGTAGAGGCTTCTGCCACAGCCGTGAAAATATTACGCGTGGCTTGCCCTTGCAGGTTCGTGCCTTTACTGGCAGCGGCGAGCTGAAGATAGGCCTGTGCGGTCGTGGCCAGATTTAACCCCAACCGTTCAGATTCTTGCTCGATGTAGCCAAGTTCTGCGGCTGCCGCAGAACTGCTCCCCGCTACAGCCAACAAGGCATTATTGAGGCCTTCAAACGCCATGCCCGTTTCGGCCACTGAGCGCAGACCTTGCATGGCGCTAGACAGGCCAACATACACGCCGATCAACCCCGCAGCTTGACGCAGGGTGTTATTGAGCACCCGTGCAGCCGCATCCACATCCTTCAACCCCTGTGAGGCTGGGCGTGTGGCATGGGTAATTTTATCCAGCGCTTTGTCACCACGCTGGCCGATGCGCTCGAAGGTGGACTCCACCTTCTGCCCATCAATCACAGCGAGTCGGATTGAGAGGTTTTTCTGTCTCAAGGAGTTTGTTCCTGTTCAATTTTAGCTAAAGCAAGGCCTGTTGCTGCCGCAGGCAGCAGTTCGGCCATCGCCCACATGGGGTACTGATGCGCCACAGCAAGATTCAGGGCGAGTTCAAGCGGAAAGCCGCCACGCACGAGTGGTGTAACCGCCGTTACAATCTCCCACGCCTGCCAGCCTTCCTGAGTTTGCGGCGCATGCAGCTGGTAGGGGCATTCCACGCAAGGTGTATCACCGCACCCCGCGCAGTAGGCTGCACCTGAGCCGAAATGCCACTGCGTACGGGCGGTCAGTCTTTTTTTTCGTCGAGCAGCAACTCCTGTTCGGCGATGTATTGCGGCGTAAAGCGGCTGGCAATGGCCCAAAAGGACATCAGCTCGTCGATTTTTTCTGGCGTTACTGGCGCAAGCACATCTTTACCATTCTCATCCGTTGCGGCTTCAAACACACCCTCCCAGCTGATAATCGCCTGCCGCGCGAGGCCACGGGTGAGCAAATGCTCCGCCAGCCCTTCACGGACGGCGGCATCTTCCAGATCAGGCAGGTCTGTGGCAGCTTTCTTCGCCTCTTTCCGTTTGCGGTACTCGTCGCCTAAGGCAGCAATTTCCCGATTCATAAAATTACGGGCAATCGCGAAAATCGTGCTGTCACACGGTTTCACCTGCACCCGCACGCCCATGCCTAAATCCAGCCAGAACGGCTGTGTTTTGTGTTCAAGTCTTAGCATCTTAGTAACTCGCGACATCATTGGTTAATGTGACGGTGACCATATTGCCGATCACCGCATCTTTTGCCCCTTGGAAATCGTAGCTGGCTTCAATCCCACCCGGACCACCCACTGAGCGCTTGGGCTTAGGCAGAAAGACTTCATGGCATTCAATCACCAGCTTGTGATCCGCATCGATGGTATAGGCAAATTCTAAATCCACCGGCGTACCAGCGCGGGCGGCATCCATCAGGGCGGTATCGGCGTAGCGCACGCTGATTGAGCCAGACAAAGCGGCCACGCCAGGGTCTGCGCCATCAATCTTACCGTCATCGCGGATGGTTTCCACCCGTTCCAGATTGTTGCTGTACGTCAGCGCGGCGGAGGTGACATTGCCCAGTGGGTTGCCCGCCTGCTTTACCGAGCCTTGAAATTGCGAGAAACGTGTAAAAACGGCTTCTTCCGGTGTCGTATCTTTGGTGCTGGTCTGCTTCGTTTCACCTTGACCGATGAGATTCACCGTCGCTTGTGCCTCCCCAGATCGAGCGAAATTGAAGGCGATAGAGTTCGCACGCACGCCGCTGAACAAGGGGAAATCTGGCACTTCGGGCATGCCCAATTCCACCGCCAAACTGGGCAGACTCGTTGCGCCGGATTTAAACGTGTGAGTGTACGGCCCCGACCCTGCTGTGGTGGCCGCACCAAATACCGCCTTGAGCCATTGGCCGATGTTGCGGACATCAACCGGCACAACAATATCGCCGTCCACATTGATCACATCCTGGTAAGGCTGCGTGGGGTCACGCCCTAAGCCCAGCACGTTAGATTCAATCAGCCCTTGGGCAGAGTCCAAATCGCAGGACACAAACGGGGCTAAATGATACGCCCCCGCAGCGGGGGGCGTACCGTAAGTTGATTCAAATCCCACCAACAGGTGGGCATTCCAGCCGTAAGCACGTGGCATAGTTTTCTCCTTTTATTGTAGAGGGTTGGTTGTTGCGTATTCAAGAATGATGGCTACGCTGGCCGCTTTGAGCGTGGGCGCACCGTCCACAGCTTCATGCAGCAGTTCTGGGGCGGCGGCGTGGGCGTAATCGACCACACCGTTCAACGTTCGGTTTTGCTCCAGCAAAACGCCAATGGCCTGCAAGAGGGCATCCAGTTTGGCATCGCGGCTGGTTTGTTTGGTGTCTTGCACCAGCACCTCCAGCTCTGCCTCATGCTGGTAGATGTAACGCACAGGGGAGAGCAACATTTCCGGCTCGCCTGTATCACCATCCCGCAGTACCACCAGCCCACCCGCAGGCACTTGGGTGGGTAGTGGTTCGTTGCGGAGCACAGTTGTTCCACTCAGGCTTTGCAGCATTAAAAAAAGCCCCTGTAGGGCTTGTTCGCGTTTGGAGTTCATAGGTTGGTCTTTACGTTGGGGGTTGGGCTTCTTGAGTAGATCTTAAATATTCTTGCTCTGCTTCATTGTCATCCATTCTCCAATCGGAGCAACTCACTACTTCGTAATCATCTTCACTGATATAAACTGAATGTTCTGGTAAATTTACATCGTCAACTGAAAATGTATTAACGATATCCTCTCGATCAAACGATGTTTCAATAATAGCACTTACTGACGAAGAGACCTGTAATTCGTGGTTATTTTGTCCCATGCAAATCCACTCTTTTGTATCATCATCTTTATAATATGCGTCGGGATCGTTTGCGCTAACATTCAAGGTATAGTTCAGATTGAATTGGCAGATCCATTCAGCAGAATCATCACCAGCTTCGATCAAGAAAATATCCTCAACGGATAAATCCACTTCGTCATCTTCAAAGTGAATTTCAGGGTCAATAAATTCTTCTCCAACTTGGAAATCAAGACTGTGTAATTTTCTTCTAAATTCATCAATTAACTGTGCTTCTACATTAGCAATTTGCTCGTGAAGAACTTGAGATAACTCTTCTTCTTGTTGATTTACGAAATCAACAAAAGACTCAATAGAATCAAAAGCATTAAGACGGTCATGCGAATCTGAAAAATCTCTCCAACCATCATCATTACTAATTATGTATAAGTCATTGGAACTGTCGTCTCCAACATGAGAAATAAATTTATTTAATGCAAATGCGTCAGGAAATTCATCTTTTTTCTTTCCCTCTCCAAATGGAGGTTTTTTCTCAAAGTAATCATTTAATATTTTGGCAGTATCTATATTATCTGACACTAAGAGTTCTATCGAAGCAGCTTGGATAAAGGTGTTTAAAGAATCTTTACGATGTTGAGTAATCTGCTTTTTTAGTTCTCGATGTTCTGTTGTGACCATTCCTAAAAGAGGTGAAAGAACGCCTGCGTCAGCCTTGAAAATATGAGCGTCACCCATGGCTTTTTTTAATGAATTAATACCTCTACAAACACCATCTTCTAAATGTGATTCTATTTCACCCTTTACGACATCGCTCATAAATATCTTAATTTTACCAGCATTAACTAAATTAATCAGTGCCTCAAAAAGCGGTCCCCTAAAGGAGTTTCCGTAGGCTTCGTAAGCATTGGTATCAATCAGTACATAAAACATTATTCTGGCCAATTTTTAACTATTAAATGCGGTAAGATATTGTGCCACTTTTGGCTTTCCTCGGCAAACTTAATCAGCTTTGGCATTTGTACCCGTGGTACCAGCCAAAACATCACCACGGTGGTGAGTTTACGGCCTGTGGCGCGGTTCTTCTGGCTGGCAGCGCGGAAGCCTCGCAGCTGACCGGTTTTACGGCTATAAGATGCCTGCAGGTTATCTGCCAGCAAGAGCGACGGCCCATTACGCCGATACACAAACCGTAGCCTGCCATACCGATGTTCTGGAAAATTGCTGGGGCTGATCCGTTTGCCGCCCACGCCTTTTTTGGGTGCATTGGGCGTTGGAATTGCCAGCCACCAGCCATTTTTGGATTTAATCTGCACGGCATCTTCAAACCCTGTCATCACTTTGCTGGCACGGGTGTAAACCAGCCCGGCGGCACGAATGCTTTGCCCACCTTTGGGGTAAACATCGCCCCGCCAAGTGTTGGCCATACGCTGGCCCATACCTGCGGCTGTCACCTGTTGGCGCATGGTGTGCTTGAGGCCAGTGGTAGCTTCTTTCACCCCCAGCGTCACGGCACGTTTTGCGGCTTTCGCTTCCTTGGCCATGATCTTCTTCAGGTTGCCTTGAATCGCAGCTTTCAGTCTCATTTAGTATTCATCATGCAGGTTTTCAGCAACCATGGGGGCTAATACACCGCCAAGATCAACACCAATGCTCTGGCTGGGTTCATGAATAAACCAGCCTCCATCAGGGTGCGGTTGCGGAATATCATACGCTGCCACTTTGAAACCATTTGGGTGTTCGTAAGGAATGCCCAAAGCTGATTCAATCCGCTGTACTGCTGCTTGTGCCTCTGCTTCAGTTTCATAAATACGGATCATAGACCAAGCCTCCATTTTTCATTGAGATAATCAAATACCGAAATCAATTCAGCCTGTGGCAATGGGTTCTCATACCAAAGCACCTCCCGCAGGCGGAAAGTAGCTGCCGAACCGATAATCACGGGATTGTTGTTCACCTCCCAAATACCGTGGTCGGTGTAGGTGTCGTTGGTACGGCTGGTGAGATTATTGAGAAAAATCTCGTAATCTGTCCCTGTAAAGCGGAAAGCCAGCAGTACATAGTCCGTATTCGGCACAACTGCTGCTGCATCTTCCCAGCCAGAGCGATCATTATCGCCAGCCGCGCCACGCACACCAATCACTTCATTTTCCAAATGCCCCGTAAACGGGCCAACAACAAAGGAGGACATGGACGTGTTCATCTCGCGCAGCAATTGCTCGGAGGCGGGCATTGTGGCCGACCAAGGTGTACCAGGTTTCACCACCATGAAGAATGTGCCCACGTCATAGTTTGTCAAAGTGGTCGTCTGCAGCTTTTTGTTTGTTGCCAGATTTATAGCAACCCGCGTGTCATTTTCTACAGTCAAAGAAGGCATTACGGCCAAAGTCGACTGAAAAAAGTCTACATCATTGCCTGATTTATCATGCCAGCGGCTGACAAGACCGTCATTGTGATCAATCGTGGCTGTATCCGCCCCATCTAGCCAACACACCAGACTGGCCAGCGATGCAGGGTCAAACGACTGCGCGGGCGCTTCAAACTGCCAATACATCCGGTGTTGATCCTGCACGGGTGTACCTTGCACAGTGTAGGTTGTCGCACCAATAACCAGAGTGTCGCCAGCTTTGGGGGCAATCACTTCACAATGGCGCAGCACAAACTGATTGGTGGCGGAATGGACGGGAGTGTCCAGCACATCAATCACTTCATCTGGCTGGCGTTTAATCACGGTGACATTTAAAGGCGGTCCCCCTTGCGGGGTGTACACGCCCTGAACGCCAAACGTGGCAAATACGCTGTTTATGGCCCGTTGAGCACCAACGTGGTAACTCATGCGTTCTCTCCTTCATTATTCGGTTGTGACTCAGCTTGTTGGCCAATTTGCGCCTGAACTTTCGCCCAAGCGGCATCCCGCTGGCTGGCAGAGATGTTTGTCTCCAAAATTTCCTCCAACAGCTCCACCTTGGGCAGACCTGCCGTGGTGAAGCCGGTGGCTTCATCCAGCTGCAAAATCGCTTCGATGATGTCTTCCTCATCCACCGTAGGCGGGGGTGGCGGTGGGGCAATTGTGGCAGGGGCTGGAGCAGTCGCTTCAAACACTTCCACCAAATCCCGCCCCGCGAGATATTCTGCCTCACCACGATTGAGTGCCACCACTTCCCCCGGCGGCACAGATTTACCGTTCACATATAGGGTGACGTGACCTTTGATTTGTACGATGTCTTGCATAACTCAATCTCCCCTTAAGCCACGGTTGCACAGAAGCTGGCATTCGGGCGGTACGGCACCAGCAGCGGGGCAGATTGCAGCAACATCCAGCGGATGGCAGGGTCTTCCTCTAACCACGATTTGGCGAAATACCGCTGCGCTTGATACCCCGCTTTCTCGTCCTGAATCACCCCATAACAGCGCGTGCCTTCCAGCCGCTCGGTACTGCCGATAATCACGGTATTGTCGGGCATGATTTTTTGCTCCTGACCTTGGTCATCAATGTACACATCGTTGTAAACCCAGAAGCTGAGGTCACCAATGCTCCCCACATAGCGGGCTTTTTCATTCCCTTGGCCGAAGGCAATGGGGCCAAGCGCCAGGCCTTGAGCATCCGTCACACGGCGAATATCCAACACCGCTTCCACGGCTGGATCAGCCTTGAACAACCGCCAGGCCTTCAAATCAAAAATGACCGTTCGCGCCACCGAGCCAGATTTGCTCTGCACAATCCCGACCCAGTCTTCCAGATTCTCGAGCGGTTTAACGCCAGATTGCCCCCAGCGGCTAGCACCCGTTAGGGCGACGCTTAGGGCAGCATCCCGTTTGAAATCCACTACTACCGTGGGGTAATTATCGCCCGTCACGGTGATTTTACCGGTCCGCAGCGCTTCTGCCGCCATCACTTCTTCGCGGCGTGTCAGGTTTTCCAACTGGTTCCGCAGGGCGCGATTCACCGCTGCCAGGCGGCGCTGTTGCGGGCTGAGCGTGCCGCCAATAGTTTCGCCAATGCTGCGTTTTAGCGGCGCGTTCGGGTCAAAGCGGCGCTTATCTTTCACATAAGCAGGCTTGAAGCTCTGGGTTTCGTAACCCTCGTTATCCACCACTTTACCCGCCACCAGAGGCGAGACAAACGGCGCAATACGCGGTTTGGATTTATCAATATCGAAGTGGATTTCTTCCGATTCTTCCGTTTGCACCATCCCGAAAAAGGTATCGAGCAGGAAGGATGCGGGGCGATCCAGATATTCCACGGTTTTGGTCAACGTGTGCGTTGAAAAAATGTCTACGGTCATAATATAAATTCCTTATGCTGATTGATCTAATTGGATTGATTTCGGCGAAGATAGATGTTCTTGTCGCGGAGGGTTGCCCGCACACCATCTGCCGTGTGTCCCGCCCCGAAAGACAGAGCGGTTTCGTTAAACTCACCCGCGAAATAGACTACCGCCTGCACATCGGCACTGGCAGCGGCCGCATTTTCAGCCAAAATGGCATCGGGCGTTTCCGAGCCATCGGTAGCCGCCGCAGCACTGAGTTGATATTTGCCGTTGGCGGTTATTTTGCCGAGTACCGCGCCTTTGGTCAGGTCGGCACCGCTGGCAATGGTCACCAGTCGTTCCACGCGTTCGTGTTCGCCAGCGATCAGGTTGTCTGGGGCGTAACTCCCTTGAGAGGTAAAGCCTTCTGCAGTCATGGGTTTGTCTCCTTATTGTTTATTTGCCTGCAGCAGCGATTTGTTTGGCAATGTCGGTCACGTCATCGCCTTGTTCATCACCAGATGGGTGCAGGGTTGGGTTGGGGATTTGGCTCATCGCCGCTTGCAGTGGGTTGATAGCTTCTAAGTGCTCTTTCGGCGCAGCTGCCAGTACCGCGCAGGCAGATTCCGCAGCAGTATCGGTATGAAACGCCAAATGATGCGCCAGTTCAGTACGCCCTGCCGCAGTTTCATGTTCCAGAATGGCGGCAATGCGTTCCCGCTCTTCTTGGCGGCTTTGGGCCTGCAGTTGCGCGAGCAATTCGGGCTGCTCCGCCTGCAATTGTTCGATATTCATACTGGTTTTCTCCTGTGTTGATTGAGGGTTAGGGTTAAGATTTGGCATTAAAAAACCCTCCGCAGTGGGAGGGTTATTAGGGTCGGCGCTTTGGCCAGATTGTTGATTGACTTCGGAAAGCTCCTGTATCAAGCCTTCCAGCGAGCCAAGTCGGTCAGCCAGACCGACATTGACGGCGGCCGCGCCAATCAGCACATCACCGCCACCAAAGGTGTTCTGCACATAGTCCGTGCTTTGGCCACGATACGCCGCCACTTGCTCCAGAAACACTTGCGCCATGTTATTGATACGGATTTGCAAGCGAGAAAATCCGGCATCAGTTTCTGGATCAAGCCGTTTATGAGGACTTTGTGAAGAGACAATCTCAATGGCACTTTGCGCCTCATGATCTTTGCCGCGTTTATGAAACACGCCCACCACACCAATTGAGCCAAGGGCACTGGTGGCCGAAGCGACAATTTCATCTGCCGCCGCAGCAATCCAGTACGCACCGGAAGCTGCATCACCCGATGCATAGGCCACAATCGGCTTGCTGCCACGGGTAGCATGAATCATCTCCGCCAGCTCCGACACGCCATTCACTTCACCACCCGGCGAGTCAATATCCAGAATAATGCTATGAATATCAGGGTTATTAACAGCTTCGGTAAAGTCCCGTGCCAGAATTTCATAACTGGTTGCGCCGCTGATTTGGGTGAACAGATTCGCATAGCGAAACAGCGGCCCCACCACCGGAATGACCGCCACACCATCCCGCTCAATCACAGTATGGGTGTTTCGCAGCTCGCGGCCTAATTTGGCGGCCACAGCTTCGGGCGTTTCGTTTTGGCGTAGGGCAATATCCAGAATAGTCTGCAAGGCAGACTCCGTAATCGCCCACGGCTCATTGGTCGTTCTCACCCATAGTCTCATGGTTTTGCTCCTTGTTTGATTCTTCAGCTGGTTCGTTTGTTTGTTCCGTGGCTTTGGATTTGTTGGATACGGCAATGGTGAGTCCTAGTTCATCTAGCCGTGCTTTCTCTCGCGCCCGTTGTGCCAGCACTTCTTCCCAATCCAGACCCTGCGAGGCACATTCTTCCTCCAAGGTAGATAGGCCAGATTCCATGCGAATTTGTGCGGCTTGCGCCTCTTTCACAGGATCAACCCACCCACGCCCCGGTCCAATCCATTTGGAGCGTACCCACGCGGCTTTGTTGGCGTAAAAGTCTGGCGCCTCTACCAGCCCTTGCGAAATCGCTTCCTCCAGCCACAGCTCATACACCGGCTTGGCCCAATAGGTGGCAATCCACAGACGACGGCTGTTAAAGTAGCGCCACGCCTCCAGCAACGCCGCACGGGCGCTGGAGTAATTGGTTTTGCTGAAGTCCTTCATCAGCAATTCAAAGGGCATGTTCAGCCCCGCGCCGATGTGCCGCAGTACATTTTCCACAAACTGGCCGTAAGCGCTGTTCGGGCGGCTGGGGGTAAATGGCGCAACCTTATCCCCCGGAAAGACGGGAATAATTGAACCGCCTTCCAGTTTCACCTGCCATTCGTTGCGGGCATCCAAATAGTCTTTGGTCGACCCGCCAAACAGCTCTCCAATCGATTCCCCATCCAGCGGCGTTTCAATAAACGCGGCAATCATGGCATTCACTACCGCTGCCTTCAGCTCCGAGCGTTCATAATGATCCAGCATTTTGAACATCGGCATGATGCTGGTGAGGATCGGCTTGCCACGGGTCTGACCCGTGCGCTCCTTGTCATGCACATGAATCAGCCGCAGGCGGCCAAAGCTGGTCTTGACGGGAATCCGTTGCCATTCTTCGCTGCCCATTGCCAATCCCAACAAGGCATCACCAGGGTGAATCGTTCGCAGCCAGTAGGCCTGCGGCGCTCCATAACGGTTGATTTCAATCCCACCGCGCAAGTATCGACTATCCGGCTGACCTTGCGGGTTACACAACCGATCTGGCTCAATTAGCTGCAGTGCTGTGGCGAACGGTTTGTCGTGTTCCGGCAGCCATAAGGGCAACGCCAAGGCTTCGCCATTTATCAATGTAGAGCGGAAAATCTGCGAGGTTAGGCCATTGAAATTGAGCGATTGCGCTGCATCACACCAGGTGTGCTCGGCCCACCCGCGCCAATGGCTTTCCACCTGCGTGGCCCACTCATCAGCCCATTCCTTGGTGCGGCCCAACACACGGTAATCTGGCGCGGCTACAAGCCGCAAGCCCGTGCCGATGATGTTATCCACCAGCGTTTGCATCGCGCCCGCCGCAATCCCGTGGTTGCGCGTCAGATCGCGCGAACGGGACACCAACGTGGGCAACTCGCTCAGCAAATCACTATCGGCAGAGCCAAGCCCCGGCAGCCAGCTGGCCAATTCACGGGCGCGGTAGGAGGCGGCGCGGTGGGCGGTATCACTGGCCAGAGTACGGCCAAGCGGTTCGCCGTTAGCGTTGAGTAACTTTGTCATACAAATCACCCTCTAGAAGGATATCCGCAGCGGTCCACGGCGGGGTTTGTTTGATAGCGCAGCGATTTTGTTTTGCAGCTCCACAATATAACGCTCCAAGCCGTTCATGCTGGCTTGGGTGTAGGTGGTGCTGCCAAAACCATCCAACTCCACTTTCACCTCCTGTACGCCCGTCAGCAGTTTATGGCGAGCGGCTTCGGCTTCAATGAGGCGGTTTTGCAGGGTTTGTAGATCAGTCATGTGTTAATTTCTCCATAAAAAAAGCCACCCCGTGGGTGGCTCAGATTTTTTTATTGTGTTTTTTTATTTTATCCGCTGTGCAATAAATACAAACTCTTTATTAGGTCGATCTGGTGCATCACGTATGTCTTTAACTTCAAAACCATTGTCTTGGAGTGATTTTATAACTTGTCCTTTTGACCTAAATCGAAGCACTGACTCAGATTTAAAA